TCTTTGAACGCAGCCTTGAGGGCCATCTCCTCCGACCACTGCTGGATCGGAAGGTTGGGCGAGGCAGTGAGGCCGGTGATCGGGCCAGTGGCAGTCGTGTCAACCGTGCCGCTGGGCATCGAGGCAGTGGCGAGATCGACAATGCTCTTGACGGTGACTTTCTGCGTAACGCCATTGTTCACGACCGGGATAACCCCAGTCGGAGTAGCGTTGCCAGCAGGGAGTGCCGAGACTTTGATGTCAGCCATCAGGGATTGTTCTGCTCAGTGCGGAGTTTGTTGCCGCTCTCGGTATTCAGGATGTCGCCGGTCTCGGCCAAGATTCGGTGCGTTACGATTACCGGAGGAGGGGCACCACCGGGCTCTGAAACTGGGGCGAGCCTGACGATGTTGTCTACCGGCATGGATCAGCCCTTCACGCAGATGAAACCTTCGATGTCGTCTCCAGCCAGACCAACCACGAACTGGGCTCCGTAGAGGGCAGACGGCAACTCGACTGCCTCGCCCTCGACGGCGACGGTGGTTACGTCAACACCCTTCGTGTCCTTGAGCGGAACTGGATCGACGTCGGCGTTGTGGGTGACATGCCACTGGATGGTGCCTGAGCCGGAGGTCACAACCAGAAGCCCGCCAGCCACAGCCGAGAACGGGATGCGGGGCCCGGTTGCTACGTCGGCCGTAACCTTGAACGGTGCGGCGGAACCGACTCGGGAAATACTGGTAGCCATGACTCCTCCTGCGGCGTGCGGTCACCCCGTTTATGGAGGTTCAAGCCCGCTTTCCCGCATTTGCCGCAGGGCTACCCAGACTTCTTGGCCCAGTGGGGAGTGTGCCGGGACTTCACCGTCTCGACCGCGTCCCGGCGGGACATCTGCGGGTCTTTCCGCATGAGTTCACCAGCCATCTTGTTGACCAACTTGGGATTCAGCGGCACCCGCTTTGGAGGAGTCGGGGTTCCCTTGTGGGTCACGGCACCCTGCACATCGAGGTTCCTGTCCTTCGCCACCTTGAGAACATCTGCCGTCGAGTCCACCCACGCACGAGGGTCTTTGTGTCCGCGCTTGTCGGCAAGGCCGGAGCAGTAGAACTTCCCGACCGTGCTGATCCCGGCTGCCTTTGCCTCTGCAAGCATCCACTTCGCCTGCTTGGGGGGGAGTTTGTCGAGCCACTGCCCGTTGTACTTCCCCTCCATGAAGGTGCCGTCAAGGCCCCTTGTGCCGGGAGCCTGCTGAAGACTGCACATCATGGCGAACCTTTCGGTCTGGCCGTCTGCGATCATCTTCGTGTAGTGGGCCTGAACCTCGTGGCTCGCGGCTGCTATCTCGTACGGCAGTTCCATTTGTCTTCTCCAAGTAACACGCGGCACGACGCACCCGCTCGGCGTCATCGCCCAACTTGCCAATCCCTGAGTTGCACTGGATGCACAGAAGCCCACGCACAGCCAACGTGTGATGGCAGTGGTCTACGCAAACAGGCTCCCTCTGAAGGCAGATCGGGCACACCCCGCCGCAGTCCGCGTACATCGCGTCAAACTGCTCTGGAGTGATCCCGTACCGCGTTTGAAGGTTGTGCTTACGCTTGTTGACCGGGTTGATCTTCCGGCGGGGCATCAGGAGGCCCTCCGCCGCCGGGCGCATCACCTTCGGGTGGAGGAGGCCCGTTTGGCGGCAGCATCGGCGGCGGCGGAGGGGGAGGAGGCAGCATGTACCCAGAGGCGTCGAGATCGAGGCTGTTGGCCCAGTCCGACATGAGTCGATTGAAGGGCTCGACGTTGCCCATCCCGGTGGCGAGACCGGACAGGATCGGCCCAAGCGTCTGGACGGCTTGCTGCATTTGGTCGATGCGAGTGTCTTTGTTTGGCTTGCGTGCCGAGCCGCTCTCGATGCGGTAGTCGAACTCCCGGCCGATCACGCCAACGTCCACGCCAGTGTTCGAGGAGAGGTGCAAGTCCCACGCCTGAGCCCCGAGAGGGCCAAGCACTGGGGCAACGTCCTTAGCCTGTAGGAGCCAGCGGGCAGCGATGGCCTCCTTGCGGGCGATCACGCTCATCGCGTCTTCGAGTGCGTTCGCCATGTCGTCGGGCCGCACGCTCACGGCCTGACCCTTCACGTTGGCCTCTGTGGCACTTCTCATCTGCTGGCGTGAAATACCGTAAGTGAGTTCCGTGAGGCCGACTCGCTTGTCGAACATCTCCGCGACTGCGGCGACGATGTCCCACATGTCCCGCGTCACGCCGGGCTGCTGGAACACAGACACGATGTCGTTGACCGACTTCCCCATCGACTCGGAAATCTCGATGATCTTGAAGCCGTTCTCTGACGGGGCGAGGATTTGATCCTTGATGTCTTGGTCAGCAGACTTCGACACGCCAATGAGGGTTTCGCAGGAGACTGCGATGCGCGTCGCAAGGAATGAGATCGCCCAGTTCAGGAAGCGAAGTTCGCCCACACCCGGCTTGATGTGGGACAGAGGCCACAGCGTGTTCGGCTTGCGGTGGAACGCGAGCGGTGTGAACGGCCAGCCGTTCGGCATCGACCAGAGCGGGATCGGCCACGAGGCGCGGGCACGGAGGTTACCCGGCAGGCCGTCCTGATCCGGCTGTTCCTGCATCGAGGCGGGCGGGACGTTGAGCGGGAAGTCAACGCCGGGCGCAACAACGAGATAGCAATAGTCGCCAAGAGGATCGAAAACACCGCGATCTTCCTTCTTTGTTCCCTTGAGCCGGTCACCAAATCCACACTTGCTCCACACCTTGAAGAACGTGCAGAGGTCGTTCGTCTTGCCGATCCTTCGCTGTGTCCTGAACCCGCGATCACTCTCGCGGCTCGTGGACTCATAGGACTCCAGATGACCCTTGAGGTCTTCCCGAGTCAGGCCAAACATGCGGGCCACTTGGTCAACCGGCAGCACGCATTTCTTGGCACACCACTGGATTTCCTCGATGGTCTGGGCATCGGGGTCGAGGAACAGGTTGTCCACGCTGTCGGCAAACGAGCCAACCACAAGCGTCGGCTCTGCTGGCGGGACGTTCGGGAACTCGGTGGCTTCAGTCCACCACACCCCCATTCCCTTGATGATTCCCTCGTCCACCACCAGCCGGGAGTGAGTCTTGAGGTCTAACTCGACGGGCGTGTAGTTGAGGTACGTCGAGAGCAACTCGGCAATGACGCCCTTGCGGGAGTCAGCGTCACCGACCGCGTTAGAGGTTTCGATGTACTGCTGAACGCTTGGGTCTGGGATTGGCTGGCCCGTCATCGGGTCAACCTGATAGGCGTTCGGGTCTACGCCCACCATCTGCGGCGGGATCACCGGGTACTTGCGAGGAGTGACCGTACGCACTGGGTTGCGGTTGTAGATCACCGCGCCCAGCAACTTGACCGCCTCGAAGACCCGATTCATGGTCATCCGAAAGGCTGGCGCAGGAGTCGGTCGAGACGCCAACGACTGCCCGCGATTGGGCGAGGAGCCCGTGAAGAACCACGAGCCGCTGCCGTGCCCGTCAAAGAAGAGGGTCGCCTCTCTGGCGTCCGCATCAAAGATGGACTTAGCCTTACGGGCGGACTCGATCTTCTTCAGCCACGTTTCCGCAATCGGCCGGAGCGGATTGTCGGTGTGCAACTCCGGCTGCTTGGGCACAGCCGGTAGTTCGCCCGTGAAATCGACCGAAAGATCATCCGCCATTACTGGGCCTCCATGCCCGATTTATGGCCTTTGCGGCAGCGTTACTTGCTGTCCTTGCGATCAAGGAGCCCCACGATGCGGGGCAGGAGGGACTTGAACTTGCGGAGAGTCTCGGTCGTGGGGTGAAGTTCCCAAGCCCCAGCCTGCCGCCAGTCGGCGTTGTCCTGAAGTCCGGGATCGGACAGGTGCCGCACAGACGGCTTCTCGACGAACCCCGCGTTCTCCGTGAACACAAGGCACGAGATCGTGTGCTTGCCCGGACGGCGAGAGACCCAACCCATGTTCGGGGACTGTGGGTTCTGAGGGTTCGAGTGGTAGAGGATCAGGTCGCCCAGAGAGATTTCGGGCGGGAGAAAGTCTTCAGAACCAGACATCTTGGGGGCTCTCCAGTAAGGATGTGGACAGGTTGCTTTCGGGGCCGAGATACACGAACGGCGTTCTGTTCTTGCCGTTCCGTCGCTCCAGATACTCGATCATCCATTGCGGCATCCCGGCTGTCTCGTCTTTTTCTTTCTTGGGGATGGAATATCTGGGCTCGTGCGCGACGAGGTACTCCAAGCACTGGCAGGCGTGAACGTCACCCTTCGTGTTGGGAACGTCCGTGACGATGGACATACCGTTCTGGAGAACCACCTTGTTGCGGTAACGCTTGATCTCACGCTCAAGGTTTGGGCACGAACCGCGAAGAACTCGAACCCTCGTCGTGCCATTCGGCCGGATGTGCATCCAGTTGCGGACGGCTGTAGTGCGGGCCGCTATGTCGTCACACCCAGCCACAAACGCAGCACCCGTCGTACGGGATCGCACGTTTCGTTTGCGGAGTTGCTCGCAGTATTGCTCCACCACCTGACGCCCGGAGCCAATGTCACGCAGCCTGCCGCCGTGCATGTCGATGATGAACGTCTGGAACTGCGGCTCTGTCTCCATCGCCTGTGCGAACTTCTCCCCAAAAATCTGTGCGTTGCATTGGCGGATGTACAGTTCGCGGTAGATGAGAAGCATTTCGCCGTCCGGTGGAACGGCTGCGAAGAGGACTGCCGTGACTGCGTGACCCGGATCAATGGCGGCGAAGCGAGTCCATTCGTCCGGGATGGTGGACTTATTGGGCAGCGACTCCCTGTCGTAGCCGTGAATGCTCATGTGGAAGGTGGGGTAGACGAGGATCGAATCGGTGACGAACTCGCCTTCCGCACGCATCCGAACTACGTCGTCGCCGAGAGCCGACCATCGCTCGATGTTCTTCCGCTTCTCTTCGTCGTCGATGTGCGGGTTGTCGAGGAACCGGAGCGTGAACTTCCTGATGATGGGGTTCTCTATCCCGGACTGCTCGGCCTGATCTGCACGCTCTGAGAGCCCCAGAAGGGCGTCGTTCTTCGAGTGCGGCATAGCCGACCAGCAGAAGCACCCCTTGCGGTCAGAGAGGCGGGCCTGCATTTCAGGCACCCATTGCTCGTTTGAAACGTCCTCGTCGATGTGGCAACGATTGGTTTGAAACCCCTGCGGAGGATCGCCTTCGCTTGAGAAGAAGAGAACCTGCCAGCCGTTGTGGAGTTCCACCGAGTTGCAGTACCCGGCGGACTTCAGAACCCAACTGGTGTGCTTGACCAGTCGCGGCGGAATCAGGGGCGGTGCGGGCTTGGCGTCGGCCCTGCGATGGGCGTCAGAGACAGGGTTGTAGGCCCGCCACTCGTTCGTCACCTCGTCGCGGATGATCTTGAAAGCCCCAGCCTTGAACAGAAGGGGGTACGCCACGAGGCCGATGTGCTTCCAGTTGGCCCCGACGATGCAGACGATCCCGTCCTTCTCGGGGTACTTCCCGTGCGGGTCTTGCCCGGTCGCGGCCCTCGCGTCCTCCACGAACGTGGACAGACTCTTGCCGCTTCGGTTGCCACCAATGACGAGGACTTCACTCGCCCGACAGGCGTGCATCTCCTCCTGCTGCGGAGTAGGCCGATAGAGTTTCAGTGCCTCGATCCGCCGATCCGCCAACTCCGCGTGCAAGGCACGCATCTGCCCCATCTCGTACTGGGAGGTGGGTTTCGCTACCGATGGCAAGGGTGTCACCTGCGGCGGCTTCGCCTTCTTCGTCATCTACCGTTCTCCCCTCAAGGATTGCGCGGCGGAACCGATCCTTCAGTTCCAAGTCCAGTTCCTCTTCCGACCAGAGCGTCAGCGGCTTCTGCGCCCCACCCTGATCGACGTTCTTCTGGACG